TACGGAATCGCATTACCATATTCCGTTACGACTATCGTTCCCCTTTCAATAGTGAATTGGCGTTCGGGGATTGTGTCGGTCTCGGTTAACGTGCCGCCGGCAGTATCGATGTTACTAATTTTGTCGAAGTAAACGGTGTCGTTCTTATTTCTGCCAAGTGCCTCTTTCACCTGTACGAATTGGCGAAACTTCATTAAAGGCTGCATAGCAAATCTAAGTTCCTTCGACAACTTGGGGTTTCCCAAATAGCCGCCGAGGCTATCTGTTACCCATAATTGTTGTCCCATAGTAGTATCCTTTCCGGTCTATTATAGACCTCTACTTTTCCTTGATTGTGCCTTTCGGCGTGCGATGTAATCTGCACCCGTCTCGCCTAAAGGCTTTTCCTCTTTCGGAGATGTCGGGCCGGCAGAATCAAGACCTCCTACAGCAGCAGCTTCCTGTTTCTTCTTCTCTGCGTCTTCAGCGCCTTTGTTGCGTTCCTGTTCGAGAAGTTCGGTTGTAAACTTCGCAGCCCTGTCCATAACCTTTTCTATCGATTCGCGGGGGTGCTGTCGGCGCAGACGCGCTAGGGCGGGGCCGGTTATTGTCTCCTCGTAAGGCTTCAATTCCGGATGCGCCTGACGAAATCCGAGGGCCAGAAGCTTAATATCAATATTGCCGCTAAGCTCCTTTAAGCCCTCGGCATACGCTTTTCTATCAATATAGCCTGACTCCTCTTCCGAAGGCTTTTCTTCTCCGCCCTGTACCTTGCCCCAATCGACGTAAGGGCTAATGGTGTCAACAAACTGCTTCTGCTCTGAAAGCTCCTGAGAAGCCTTAGTTAGTTCGGCCTGTGTGTCTTTGTACTGCTTCTCATAATCAGGGGTTTCAGTTTTCTCTGTCCCCGAAGTCTCAGTGTCAGAGGCCGACTCTTGTGTCGTCTCCTGCTGAGATTGGGTTTTTTCTTCTTCTGCCATTGTTAATCTCCTTTCGCTTGAGTGGTTTCCCGAATTCAAGCTGTTTTGGGCAACAAAAAACGGCTGCGTCAGAGGGTTGGCTCCAACCAGCCGTTTTGTTACCCGTTATTTAGTTTTTTTAAGTTTCTATTATTCCTTTTCTAATTCTTCTTCCGACTGCTCGCCAAGAGCGAGCGTGGCCTTAATAAAAGTAAATAATCCGTCTATCTCCCGCACCGCCTGCTGTGCCCTGATGGTTTCATCGTGCTCCTTTGCGTTAATTAAAGTTCTAATCTCAGCAACCTTTCGAGACTCCAATGTTGGCTTTAAGACCTTCGTCCAGCCGGTATCTCCAACCATACTCTGTAACTGCTTGCCCCGCTTAATGTTAAGAACGGCCTCATCGTGTTTGGATAACTTCTTTTCGGTCATCTATGAGTGCCTTTAATCGTCCCTTTGTTTTGAGAGGCATAAAAAACCCTCTCACCTTTCTTTTTACCGTACTGTTTTCTCATAGCACGTTTTATCTTTTTGCCTTTTTTAGTCAACGGCCTTTCCAGCCCGCCTCTTTACTTCGCTTTCTTATAGCCCTTTTTGAGAATACCTTTCGGGTCATTTCTCCGCTGAGACGGCCCCTCACCGACAACGTTAGTGGAACCCTTCGACTTTGCGGGTATGCCCTTCGGCTTCCACGGCTTTGCTGCGCCTCGATTGAACTTGGCGTCCGCCTTTTCGCTGTCCCGCTGGTAATAGTATTCCTCGTGTACGGTCGGCACCTCGATTTTCTTTATTGGGGGCGTAGTGGGTTTTACCTGCCCACCGTAGCCGGGATTGGTTTTTGGGTCGAACATATTCTTAATTAGTTTTGCCATTATCCTGCCTTTCTTTGCATTCGCCTCATCGCCTCTTCCGGCCCAAACTGGGAAACGGCGGCTTTGGCGTCCTTTATGCCTTGTGATTCGAGACCTTCTGACGTTTCAGGGCTTACTTCCTGCTCTTCGGTATATACATCGGAAAGATTATAAATGCCTAATAACTTCTTCCATAAATCGGCAATATCGGTCATCTTCTCCAATTGGGGACTCTTCAGCGCCAGTCCCATTATCTGCATAATTTTCTCAGTCTGCTCTTTCTGCATAAGCAATAACGACAATCCCCCGACCCTAAAGATAAATATGCCCTCGCTATCAGGAAAATTATCGAATTGAACACATAAAGAATAGCTCATCTCCAATAGCGGTTTAATTGAATTCTTCTCAAGGTCGCGAGCGATAGTATCAAATAAGCCCCTGGATTCGGCTGTCTTTATCTCTACCTCTCCTAATGTCTTGGGCTTCTTGCCGGGCATACCCGTAAGGAATTCAGTAACCGCCGTACCCTCGTCTATTTCCCTACCGACAATATCCAGACCCGCAATCGCATCTCTGAACGCAGGAGATGTTACTACCTCTCTTAAAGCTGGTTTTTCAGAACTTTGTACGGGAATTGTCTTGCCAGGGTAGACATTTAAAACATTCTGGGGCAGCATTAGATTGTTGGGATTGAACTCGTACATCTTGTTAACGGTAAAATTGAGATTGTCCACGAACATATTTAGAATGTTATTGTAAATGTACTGCAACTTGGCAGTCGGTTCGATAAGACTTGTTCCAGCTATCCCCCTATGAGGATAGACCAGCGGAAAACTAAAGATGTATGGCGGCTTCTTGTGCTTGAATGGATTGTCCTGATGACGAATGATATGCTTCTTATTGGCTACGACAATTAGCTGATTCTCCTTAATGTCGTCCCCTTCTTTCGGGATTATATCGCCCCAGAATTCCCATAACAAAATCTTCTTGCTTACAGGGATGTGCTGACTAATACCACGCTGGGTACGTTCCTTGGCCGTTTTCTCGGTTTCCTTAAAGTCCTCCTCGATAGTATCGATTATGCTCATCTCATAAATGTTTTCATTGGACTCTTTATTGACCTTTTTCGCCATACGCTTCAACGACGCTAAGTCCATTTCTTTCTCTTCAATAACGTACTTTGGCCTATCGTCTTGAAAAGGCTTAAAATCAGGTGAAATCGATAAGTTTAAGATATTAACGTCTTCATAGGTTACATTCTTCTTCTCCTCATCCCATAAGACTTTGGGAACACCCAGGCCCAAAAGGAAAGCGGCCTTGCTCATCTCAGCGTAAACGTTAGCCAAATTAGACTTGTCGATTTTCCGCTTAAACTTCTTTTCCTGGAGGGCTATCCCTTCCTGTAACTTTTCTTTCTTGGCCTCTTCTAACTCTAATTCATCGTCTGGAGTGAACTTAAAGAGCTTGTCTATTTGTAAAAGAGCCCTCTTGACCTCGGCAGAAGCCCGCTCTACCTTCATCCATAGCTTGGGAACAAAAGCCTTGGCCTGCCAATCTTGCTTGGCTTTGTAGTCCTGCTTGTTCTGGAAAAGATTCCAGAGCTCCTTCCAGGCAGTCCTTCTGTCCTTACTGGCATCGTCGGCCTCCTTCTTGCAACTCTGGATATACTGGACTATCTCTTCGCTGCTTTCGACTTTTTCAGGTTTTTTGGATTCTTTCGGCTTCCTTGGCATATTCCTTGTCCATAGTCTTATTTAACGGACACCTTGTTTTCACTATATAATCACACGGCTCTTGACCAGGCGCTTTCGCGCTTAAGCCGCATTTACCGTTTTTTTGTAGGTGCTTACAGCTCATAATACACTCTGGATTGCATAGCTCTTAGCGATATTCGTCTGCTCGGCGAATAGGCTTTCAGTAATACCTACTCTGGTATCTTCGTAATCTATCCTTTCCTCACCCCATAAACCGTAAATCAGACATTCCGCCCGACTGGGAGAATGACCTAAATAATCGGCCTTTCGTATCTTGTCTTTTCTATGGACTCTGCGGGTCTTATCCGATTGAATCTCATAACCTACCTTCGACAGCTCCTCTTGGAGTAAATCGTCATCATCAGGAATACAGACGGTCATATCAATAAACCTTGCCCGTGCGTTAAACCACATCTCCGTTCTTAGATTATAATAGTTTTTCGGGTCTGAAGCTTTAAGCCGGCCATCGGCTGAGAGCACTGTAATATTCTCCCGCGAAGCCCTTTTTGTCATAAAGCTTCTCAAGCCGGCACCTATCCCTATCGGGTCTAAAATGATGTTCCTGCACTTCATAGCATAACACATATCAAAACACCTGTCAGAAGTCTCCGAAAGCTCTTTTCTAAAGAATATGTCCCTCTTAATGATTTTGCCGTTCTCTATACCATATATGACCGTTTCGTCCTCTCCGAACTCGGCGGGGTCGCAAGATACTATCTTCTTCTGTCTTAAGGGTCTTAATCTCCTGTTGACGGCCTCTATAATCTTAGAGTAGGGAATGACCTTATCCTCAGTATCTAAGTCCTCCCAGGAGTTCAAAACAAATCTATTGTAATGGCCAGGCGATTCTTTCTCTAATTTCTTAAGGTCTTCAATAAAGTCCGGCGGCAGGTTGCTTTCGTTATCAAAAGTCTTAGCCTCGTTTAAGACGTACTCTTTAGACCTGCCTGGGTCGGGTCTTTTCCATAGCTTCCAAATCCAGTTATGGCCTTTTGTATTAGCAATAATAACCCCAAAATGCGGGACATCTTTACGCCTAAGCCGGCCGCGTAACATCTGGAACTGAGCGTCCGTCTCAAACTCCTCTGCCTGTTCAATCAAAAAACCCCCTAAATTAATGTTCTGGAGCACGTCTAACTCGTCACCGTGCCGAAACATTATCATTGAGCCGTTATCGAGCTTAAAGTCCTTGCTGGCGGGAATCTTTTCGCCTGTGTATTTCTCAAAATCCAGCATTGTAGAGTCCCGAAGGTCTGTAAATTCCTTTCTAACTACCAGCCAGAGGTTATTCTTATGGCTTCGGCATTGCTCTAAAACCCTGAAAAGGCCGAACATCGTCTTACCTGTGGCCCAGGCGGAGACAAAAGCGGGATAACGGGCTTCAGTCGTCATAAAGGCCCACTGAAACGGCTTTAGCTTGTATCGCCTCTCCAAACCTCCTCTCTCGGATGAGATGTTTTTTTTAGAAGCGATACACGCTAAAGCCGTTTC